GGGGAACTCCCTATTGGAAATGCCCAGCAGAATGCTCCTGTTGGAACTACTCTGGCTCTTATGGAAAGAGCCCTCAAGGTTATGTCGGCCATTCAGGCTAGGATTCATGACTCCTTCAAGAAGGAGATCAATCTTATCGCTGATGTCATCAAAGAGTACATGCCTCCCGCATACGATTATCAGATCGGAGGCGACTACTCTCGTCATGATGACTTTGACGATAGAATTGATATCATTCCGGTTTCGGATCCAAACTCTTCAACAATGGCGCAGAGAGTCATCTCCTATCAGGCGGCTCTCCAGTTGGCAAGTCAGGCTCCCAATCTCTATGACCTGAACGAACTGCATCGTGGAATGTTGAATGCCATGGGCATCAACAACATCGATAAGGTTCTACCCAACAAGGATGATCTCAAGCCTCGCGATCCGGTAACGGAGAACATGGCGATTCTTACTGGCAAGCCCGTCAAGGCTTTCCTGTATCAGGATCATGAGGCGCATATTGCTACGCATATGGCTGCGGCTCAGGATCCAAAGCTTATGCAGATCATCAGCCAGTCACCCATGGCGCAGACCATTCAGGCGGCTGTTACTGCTCATATAACTGAACATATTGCGTTCAAGTACAGACAGGAAATTGAGAAGCAGCTTGGCTTTGATCTTCCTCCGGATAAGGAAGATCTTCCGGAAGATATCGAATACAATCTGTCGTCTCTTATCTCCAAGGCGGCAGGACAGCTTCTTCAGAAAGATCAGGCTGAACAGCAGATGCAGCAGATTCAGCAGCAGATGCAGGATCCTGTCATTCAGATGCAACAGCAGGACCTTCAGATTCGTCAGGCTGAGGTCCAGCGCAAGGCTGCCAAGGATCAGAGCGACAACCAGTTCAAGCAGCTTAGAGAAATGCTTGCCCTTAAGAAAGAAGAGATGCGACTTGAGACCCAGAAGGAAATCGCTGGGGCTCAGATTGGTGCGAAGGTTGGAGAGCATAAAGAAAACCTTGCTTCCAAGGAAAGAATGGAAGGCACCAAGATTGGTATCGACATCGCTAAAACTCATAGGGGTATGTAATGGATTTTGTGGAGGCCTTGCGGCGTGAGCTTCGCAAGGAAATGAACGAGTTGGCAGATCTTGCCGCTACGGGAACTCCATCGGATTGGGCCGGATACCAGCGTCTTGTTGGGCGTATTGAGGGTCTGGCTACCGCAGAAAGATTCCTAATCGATCTCAAAGAGAAGATCGAAGAACAAGAATAACCCCGCAAGGGTCGAACTGTAGCCATAACGGCTCAGCAAACGGGATGCTTCCCGCAAGGTGACTGAAAGTGTATAACACAAAGGATACTGAGAAAGTCTCTCTTAAGAATATTCCTGAACCAAAGGGTTGGAAGATTCTGATTGCTATGCCCAAGGTCGAAGAAAAGACCACAGGCGGCATTCTTAGACCGGACCAGCTTAAGTCTCTGGAAGAGACAGCTTCCATTCTAGGATATGTCGTTAAGTCAGGCGAGCTTTGTTACTCGGACAAGGATAAGTTCCCCAGTGGGCCTTGGTGTAAGGAAGGTGACTGGGTCATTTTCCGCTCCTATTCAGGTACGAGATTCAAGGTTGGCGATCAGGAGTTTCGTCTTATTAACGATGACACCGTTGAGGGTGTTGTCGAAGATCCCCGTGAATTCAGGAGAGCATAATGTCAGTTGAAGCAGACAAGCAAGAAGAGATCATTGATCAGTCTTCTGATGATATCTCTGTAGATATTATTGATGATACGCCCGAGCAGGACAAGGGTCGTCCCACAAAGGTTGATGTCAAGGATCCGTCTCAGGAAGAGATGGATAGCTACAGCGATAACGTAAAGAAGCGTTTCAGCCAGCTTACAGCGAAGTATCATACTGAGCGCAGGAACAAGGAAGCAATCGAACGAGAGCATAAGGAAGCTATTGCTTATGCCCAGAAGATTGCGGAAGAGAACAAGCAGCTTGCCAAGCTTGTTGCTGAGTCTCAGAAGTCCATGGCCACTGCCGCGCAGATGAAGGCCGAGTCAGAAGTTGAAAGAGCCAAGGCCTATTACAAGCAGGCTTATGATGCTGGTGACTCAGACAAGATTGTCGATGCTCAGGAAAAGATGGCAAGAGCCGTTGCTGAGCAGGAACAGTGGAAGAGCTTCCGACCCATCGAACCAAAGGAACCTACTCAGTATGTTCCGCAGCGCCCGCAGACAGATCCTAAGGCTGCTGATTGGGCGAGCAAGAACCAGTGGTTTGGCGTCGATAAGGAAATGACAGGCACGGCTTATGGAATTCATGAGCGTCTTGTCAGGGATGAAAGAATGGATCCCACTTCCGACGAATATTACGAGCGCATCGACTCAGAGATGCGTAGAAGATATCCTGAGAAGTTTGAAGATCAGGAAAACATTCCGTCTGAACCGCAAAGTCGTCAAAAGGTTCAGAAGGTTTCTGCAGTTGCCCCGGTTTCAAGATCGGTCAAGCAGCCGCGCAAGGTAACTTTGACGACAACTCAGGTCGCTCTCGCTAAGCGTCTGGGTATCACTCCAGAGCAGTACGCTGCTCAGATTGCCAAGGAGATGCAAAATGGATAAGCGCACCCCGAGAGAAAACGAGACTCGCGAAGCTGAGTCACGCAAAGTTACATGGACTCCCCCTTCTCTGTTGCCGGACCCCCAACCCCAGAACGGATATAAGTTCCGCTGGATCAGAACATCCATCAATGGACAGCCTGATCCTGCCAACGTCAGCTATCGCTTTCGCGAAGGCTGGGTTGCCTGCAAGCGTTCTGAGCACCCTGAATTGGAGCATCTTTCAGATCCCAATTCAAAGAATCCGGAAAACATTGAGAGCGGTGGTCTTCTTCTCTGTAAGATGCCCGTAGAGATGATCGAAGCTAGAGACAGACATTTCAGAAATATTGCAAACAATCAGATGGAATCTGTTGATAATAATTTCATGAGAGAATCTGATCCTAGAATGCCGGTATTGAAACCGGAACGGTCTACTCGGGTTTCTTTTGGCAGAGGTTCTAAATAATTCATTAACCTCGAAAGGAACATAGAATGGCTACTTCAGCCACTCCTAATGGCCTTCGTCCGGTCAATTTGATTGGTGGTCTTCCGTACTCGGGCTCCACTCGTCTTATCAAGATCGGATCGGCCTATGCTACAAATATCTTCTATGGCGATATCGTCTCGATCCTCGCCGCTGGAACTATTGCTAAGGTTACTGCTACAGGTGCTGACGGCACGACTAACGCCTTCCCGGCGGGCGTCATTGGCGTCTTCCTCGGTTGCACATACACCGATCCCAATCTCAAGTACAAGGTCTTCAAGCAGTACTGGCCTGCCAGCACTGTTGCGACAGACGCCTATGCGTATGTTGTTGATGACCCGAATGTCGTGTTTCAGGCTCAGGCCAACGGATCTCTCGACCAGACTTCTCTGGGCGCGAACGTCTGCGTTGTTCAGACCGCTGGCTCGACCCTCACTGGCGACTCGGCTGTTGCGCTTAATGCGTCTTCAGTTAACGTCAGCACATTCCTGCCGTTCCGCATTGTTGGTTTTGTCGATGGCCCGTTCTCGGCCGTTGGCGATGCCTACACGGATACCCTTGTTAAGTTTAACTCGGGCATCCACTCGTATACATCCGGCACTGGCATTTAATAGGGGAGAATAGATAAATGGCTATTTCTCGCGCACAGCTTCTGAAGGAGCTGCTCCCCGGTCTGAACGCACTGTTCGGTCTGGAGTATAAGAGATACGAAAACGAACACGCTGATATTTTCGAGAAGGAAACATCAGAGCGTTCATTCGAAGAAGAGGCCAAGCTCAGCGGATTTAACGCTGCGCCGGTCAAGAACGAAGGTCAGGCTATTGCCTACGACAACGCTCAGGAAGTCTGGACGGCTCGTTATAATCACGAGACCATCGCTATGGGCTTCTCGATCACCGAAGAGGCCATGGAGGATAACCTCTATGACTCTCTGTCGGCGCGTTACACGAAGGCTCTGGCTCGTGCCATGGCGTACACCAAGGAAGTCAAGGGTGCCGCAATCCTTAACAACGGATTCGACACCAACTACACCTATGGTGACGGCGTTACGCTGTTCAACACTTCTCACCCGTTGGTGAGCGGTGGCGTTAACAGCAATCGTCCGGCGTCTGGCGTTGACCTGAACGAGACTTCGCTTGAAGCTGCGGTCATCGCGATTGCTGCCTTCACGGATGAACGCGGTCTGCTGATCGCGGCTCGCCCGACGAAGCTGATCGTTCCGCCCGCGTTGATGTTCGTTGCCACCCGTCTCTTGGAGACGGAGCTTCGTCCGTACACCAGCGGTGATTCGTTTGCGAAGAACGATGTGAACGCCCTGAAGTCGATGTCCTCGATTCCGCAGGGATTCGCGGTCAACCACTATCTGACCGATACGAACGCTTGGTTCCTCAAGACCGACGTTCCCAACGGTCTGAAGATGTTTGAACGCGTTGCTCTGCAGACGGGCATGGACGGTGACTTCGATACGGGTAACGTGCGCTATAAGGCGCGTGAGCGTTATTCGTTCGGCGTCAGCGATCCGCTGGGCGTCTACGGATCTCCGGGTTCTTCATAAGAATTTGATTGGAGGGGGAGAAATCCCCCTCCTTTCTTTTATATGGAGAGATCCATGTCAGAAGACAACGATAACATCCAGCGCGATATGGGCAGGATGGAAGTAGAAATTAAAACATTGCAAATTACACTAGATGAAGTGCGTAAAGACCTGAAGGAAATTCGTCGTTCATTTGATGAAATGAGAGGCGGTACGAGATTCCTCATGGGCGCAGCCGCTGCAAGTGGCGCGGTAATTGCCTTCGTTATTGAATTTTTCTTTAAGAAATAAGGAATTCCCATGAGTATGGACTCAGATATCAAAGCCGTAACAATTACGGCTTCAGGAAATGCTATCAACAAGAGGGCGCGAGTTAGGGGTATTTTTTACCATAACGGCGGTGGCGCTGGAACTCTTACGCTTAAGGATGGAACAGATACAACCGTCGATCTTACTCTTGCTCTAAACGCAAACTCTGATGGATATCTTCTTCTTCCGGGAAGAGGAATTCTATTTGAAACATATGTTAATTGTACAGCATTCACAAACCTGACTTCCGCCACGCTCTTCTACGAGGGATAAGATGGCGAAGAATAAGGTTGGAAAAGTTATGCATGAGTTTCGCACCGGCACTCTGCATTCAGGAAGTAAAAAGGGTCCGGTCGTAAAGAATCGTAAACAGGCTATTGCCATTGCAATGTCGGAGGCAGGAATGAAAAAGAAATATGCATCAGGCGGAAAGATGTCCGCCATGGATTGGGAACATTCAAAGGAAGATCTCGCTCAGGACAAGAAGCTTGCCAAGAAGCATGGCATGTCCATGGAGAAGTGGGAGAAGTCATCTATGGATGTCAAGCACGACCGCCAGCAGTCCCCCAAGGGATTGAAGAGTGGTGGTTCAGTCTCTAGCCGTGCAGATGGATGCATTGCCAAGGGACACACAAAGGGAAAGATGTACTAATGGCTAGGCCGAAGATCAATCCCATGATGCTTGCCAAGGCCATGGGGCCTAGTCCCGATGTTGGTCCGACAGGCGCTCCTCCCATGCCGCGTTATACAGCCCGTGCATTGCGTCCGGGTGGCATGGCCAAGGGTGGTTCCGTCAAGGGAATGACCCGTGGCGACGGCATTACTACCAGAGGCCACACCAAGGGAAAAATGGTCTAAAGATTGCCATAGTTATCTATGGCGCATTGTGGAATGGCTCCGTCTTATCCTTCGTTAGAACATGCAATACCCCGCCGAGCATGGAGAAGGTTTGACGGGGCCTTCCACCTTACAGGTGAACAATGCTAGCTATTCTTGGCATCATTGCCCCAATCCTTGAAAAAGTATTGACCTCGGTAATTCCAGACCCTCAGGCCAGACAAAAGGCCATTCTGGAAATCTATGCTGCATTGCAGCAATCAGATCTTGCTCAGATCGATGTTAACAAGTCTGAAGCTTCCAGCGGTAATATGTTTATCTCTGGCTGGAGACCATTTATTGGATGGGTCTGTGGCGGTGCTTTGTTCTACCAATATATGTTTATTCCGCTTGGTGGATTTGTCGCAAGTTTCTTTGGTGAAAAATACGTTACCATCATTCTTAATGCGCCCAAGTTGGATGGAACTCTTTGGGAGCTTATGTTCGGAATGCTTGGAATGGGCGCTCTAAGATCGTTTGATAAGATTCGTGGTGTTGCAAAGTAGAGGAAATTGTGAAGGATAATTTTGACGCCTGCATGCAGGTTGTTTTTGAGCGTGAAGGCGGATATACCTGTCATCCAATGGATCCGGGTTCCCATACAAATATGGGGATTACAATCTATACTCTTTCTGAACATAGAAAGAAAGAATGCACGGCAGATGACATCAAGAATCTTACAAAGAAAGAAGCTTCTGACATTTATAAAGAAATGTTCTGGGAGCCAATGTCTTGTGACGACCTTCCTTATGGGGTTGATCTTTCTGTTTTTGCTATGGGTGTCAATTCAGGATTCGTCAACGGATCAAAGATCCTACAGAAAATCGTTGGATCAAATCCAGATGGAATCATTGGCCCGAAGACAATCGATTCGGTAGATAGTTACTGCTCAAGCAATGGGGCAAAAGCTCTTATTGCGGCATATAGAGATTCAAGCATTAACTATTACAAATCATTAAAGACATTCCAATACTTTGGTAATGGATGGATCAATAGAGCAAACATTGTTTTTGATGCATCTATAAAAATGAATCAAGGAAAGTAAATGACTACATCAGGTACGGCAAGCTTCAATCCACAGCTTACAGAGATTATTCAAGAAGCTTATGACCGTGCCGGTGTTATTATGCGTTCTGGCTATGAATACAGAAGCGCCAGACGCAGCATTGATCTGATGATGCAGGAATGGGCGAACAGAGGAATCAATCTCTGGACCGTTGAGGAAGGCTCACAGCTTCTTGCTCCGGGCACAGCCACTTATACGCTACCGGCAGATACAGTAGATCTTATTGATCATGTAATCAGAACTTCTCCGGGGAATGTGGCTTCGCAGGCAGACCTGACAATTAACAGAATGTCAGTGTCAAATTATTCAACAATCCCCAACAAACTGTCAACTGGCCGTCCCATTAGGATCTATGTTGACAGGCAGATCACACCTAAGTTTACGGTGTGGCCAGTTCCTGACGCCAGTCAGCAATATACGCTTGTATATTGGAGATTGAGAAGAATTCAGGACGCCGGATCTCCGGGCACAAATACAATGGACATGCCGTTCAGGTTCATGCCCGCCCTCGTTGCCGGATTGGCATACAATCTTGCCATGAAAAGCCCCGGAGCAGAAGCCAGAGTTCCGGCACTAAAGGCTGTTTACGAAGAACAATTCCAGCTTGCGGCAGATGAAGATAGAAGCAGAGCTTCTGTCAGGTTCCTGCCCTATACATCGTTGCGTCCATGACCGTTAAATACGCCAGAGGTAAAAAGGCTTTTGGCTTCTGTGACAGATGTGGATTCAGGTACGATCTTGCCAATCTAAACAGGCAGATCTATGACCAGAGAGATATCAACCTTCTAGTATGCGAAACTTGTCTGGATGAAGATCATCCGCAGTTGCAGATTGGAAGGACTCCAATTAACGATCCTCAGGCTCTCTACAATCCCAGACCTGATATCGCTCAGCAGGCAAGCAGAAGACTGTTTGGATGGAACCCTGTTGGTAATCCTGCTATTGAAATCGTATCTTCTCTTGGAGTCGTGAAAGTTATTACTTGACTTTCATAACTATTTAGTTCATAGAGTATGCTCGTCTAAAATTAATTAGACGCTCCTAGAGGAAGATGATGATTAATTATAGAGGCGAAAAGTTCGCTGGTTACAACAAACCTAAACGAACTCCAAGTCATCCAAAGAAGTCACATGCTGTTCTAGCAAAGGAAGGCTCAAAGGTCAAGTTGATCCGATTTGGTCAGCAGGGCGTTAAGGGCTCCCCCAAGAAGGCCGGGGAATCAGAATCCTATCGCAAGCGCCGAGAATCCTTCAAGGCAAGACACGCCAAGGATATCAAGGTTGGAAAGATGGGTGCTGGTTTCTGGGCTAATAAAGTTAAGTGGTGAAAGGAAAACAAATGGCTATGAAGAAGCTGCGTCCCGCCAAGGTTGTCAAGATGGCCAAGGGCGGCGCTACAAACACTGACATGAAGAGTATGGGAAGAAATCTGGCTCGCGCCAAGAATCAGTCTTCTCCCATGAGCAAGACAAAGATGAAGTTTGCCTCGGGTGGCGTTATGCGTGGCGCTGGCGCTGCAATTAAGGGCACCAAGATTTCATCAAAGATGGGTTAATATAATGGCGTTGACTTACGCACAGCTTTCACAGGCTATTCAAGATTATTGCGAGTCTACTGAAACTTCGTTTGTCAACAACATTCCCTTGTTCGTTAAGCAGGCAGAGGATCGAATTAATCGTTCGGTCGTTCTGCCTGCTTACATCAAGAACGTCTCTGGCACAATGACTGCTGGCAACAGGTATCTTGCCACTCCCAGTGACTTTCTTGCCCAGTTCTCTCTTACTGTGCTTTCTGATTCCGGCGATTATGTTAACGTCAACGAGGTTGACACAAGCTTCATAAGAGAAGCTTATGACCTAATATCTGAACAGGATATTCCACAGTACTATAGTCTTTTCAACAATACATCTTTTATTCTTGGTCCAACTCCAGATAAGAATTACACGGTTAATCTGGAATATTATTACGAGCCCGCCTCTATTGTCGATACAGGCACAAGCTGGCTTGGTGACCATGCGGATAGCTGTCTATTGTACGCTTGCTTGATTGAGGCATATACGTATCTCAAAGGCGAGCCTGCCCTGCTCCAGTTGTACGACACAAAGTACAAGGAGAACCTTGCCAGACTCAAGAACCTTGGCGAAGGTTATAACAACAGAGACAACTTCCGCAGAAGGGACTTTAGCGTTCCAATTACATGATCACTCCCATCATTGGAAATATCAAAGTTTATACCACCAAAGATCGCGGTCATACTGTTCAAGAGCTTTCAGAAATGCTCTTGGACAAGATCATCTCAGTTTCCGATACTGCTCCTGCACCGATCAAGGATCAGGCTCTCCAATATAGAAAGATGATTGGAGAGATCATTCTCTGGTATATGGAAACTGCAATCAGAAGCGACAGAGATACCATTTCTCAAAAACTTGTCGCTGTCGGCCAAACGGAGGCCGCATCACTAATCAAAAAAATCTAATTGGCTTTAATAGCCAATTGTTTATTCGGAGAATAAGATGGCTATTACTCAAAGCATGTGCACCTCGTTCAAGAAGCAGCTTCTTGAGGGAGAGCATAATTTCAAGGTTGCTGGCAGCACGTTCAAGATTGCTCTGTACACTTCGTCAGCCACAATGGACTCGTCAACAACAACCTATTCAACAACCAATGAGGTTGTTGGTACAGGCTATACTGCTGGCGGCAACACGCTTACTAACGTGGCTCCGACATCCAGCGGCACAACTGGATTTACCAGTTTCAGCAATACGACTTGGTCAACCGCCACTATTACCGCTCGTGGCGCTCTGATCTATAACTCATCCTCAACAAACTATACGACCCCTGCCGTTGCTGTCCTTGATTTTGGTTCAGATAAGTCTTCATCTGCGGGAAACTTTACTATTCAGTTCCCCACAGCAGACGCCTCTAACGCTATTATCAGGATCGCTTAATGGCCCTTGTCCTAGCCGACAGGGTTAAAGAAACATCAACGACCACCGGCACGGGTAACTTTACTCTTGCCGGTGCGTCAACTGGGTTTCAGTCATTTAACTCTGCTATCGGTACAGGCAATACAACTTATTATGTAATCGAGAATCCTTCTGTTGGCGAATGGGAGGCTGGGCTTGGAACATTTACCGCTCCGTCTACGCTTGCCAGAACAACAGTCTATTCATCGTCAAATGCCGGTTCTCTTGTAACTTTCTCGGCTGGAACAAAAAACGTATTCGTTGACCTGTCAGCAACGAAGTGGCCTGCTGGTGTTCTTGGAGTTGCCAATGGTGGAACCGGAACAACAACCAGCACAGGATCTGGAAGTGTTGTTCTTTCAACAAGCCCATCACTGACAACGCCCGCTCTCGGAGTTGCGACGGGCACGTCGCTCGCCCTCAACGGCGCAACTCTTGGAAGTAACGTCCTCGCTACTCCAACTTCTGGCCTTGTAGCGCTCGGGTCGTTGGTCAACGTCGACAGCAGTGGTCGGTTGCTGGTTGGCACTACCTCCAACACAATGTCTTCTGGTGAAAGGTTTGAAGTCTACGGTGGCGCTTCGCTACTCGACACCAACAGCACAACGGTCCCGGCCCTCTACCTTCGAAACCGGGATGTCACGACTGGTGGCGTGTTCCAACCATACATCGTGTTCTCGGACGTATCGGGCAATCGAGGCGGCATCAGCATCGACGCCACGAATAGCCAGTTCAACACGTTCGCTCAGTTCGGGTTCAATTGGTACACGGGTATCGCCAACTACGTCAACTTGCGTATGGCGATCAGCAACACTGGTGCGGTCTCCATCAACAATACGCTCGCCATCGGTGGCGCGACCATCGGCTCCAATGCGCTGGCAGTAACTGGAACTGCAAGCATTAGTGGTTTGGTTACGGCCCCGCAGTTCAGTGCATCAAACGGATTGTTTGTTAATTCTCAAACAATAGCGGCCAGCTACGTCATTCCATCCGGCTCAAGTGCTTATTCTGCTGGGCCTATTACGATATCTAGCGGTATTACCGTTACCATTTCCTCTGGCTCCAAGTGGGTTATACTATGAGTTCTGTTGTTATTTCTGGAGATACTAGCGGTGCTATTACAGTAGCTGCACCCTCTGTTGCTGGCAGCAATACACTGACGCTTCCGGCTGCCACAGATACTCTAGTCGGAAAAGCCACAACCGATACGCTGACCAATAAGACTATTACTGGTCTAAATCTTAGCGCGGGTTCTACCTCTGTTGCTCCTATTACTTTAGCAAGCGGAACAAATCTCACGACCGCCGCCGCTGGCGCAATGGAATACGACGGCACCGTTCATTACAAGACAAACAATGCCAGCAATCGTGGTCTGTCGCCTGCTGTACAGTATGCAATCTTAAACAATACGACATATACGCTTACGTCGCAAACTGCAGCACAGGCATTGTTTAATGCATCGGCAACCGGCGCTATCACACTGCCTACGGGTTTTTTTGAGTTTGAATGTTATTATGCCCTGACATCCATGTCATCAACCAGCGGTTCTTTTGGTTTTGCCCTTGCTGGAACAGCGACATATACACAGGCTTGGACGGCAACTGCATTGAAAAATGCTGCGGGATCTGCTGGTGCTACTGCGGGAACTTCATATAATACTGCAGCCAACACCACCCTCGTAACCGCCAACACCACAACAACGGCGTGGGCGTATATTAAGGGAACGATTAGGGTCAGCGTTGCCGGAACTGTTATTCCGCAAGTATCTCTTGGACAAGCGGCGGCGGCTATCGTGAGTGCTGGCAGCTACTTCAAGATCACCCAGATCACCAACACCACAAACCAAACCATCGGTAACTGGTCATAATCCATGGCCTCAACAATTAACGCATCGACTAATGGCGGTGGCGGCATTATCAGCACTGCTGATGCTAGCGGCACGCTGACGCTGCAAGGCGCGGGCAATACGGGTATGTCGATTAACTCGTCCGGCCAGCTTCAGATGGCATTTGGCGGGATTGTTCCGCAGGGACGCTTGACGCTCGCAACTGGCACGCCAGTGATGACCTCGGCGCAGACCAGTAAGACCACGCTCTACTACACCGCGTACAACGGCAACGTCATCCCGGTCTATAACGGCACCGTCTGGACGCTGGCGACGTTCAACAGCGATCTTTCCAACATCACGACCAACAGCGCCGTGGGCAATGCCGGTCCCGCCGCCGTCACGACCAACAGCAACTACGATCTGTTTGTCTGGAGCA